CATTCATACCTAGATCCATTAGGTCGTCGTAGGCTTTTTCTGCTTTGTCAGCTAGTGCATCTAATTCGCTATCTGCCATGTCTCCTAGCCCCACAACTCTAGGTAATGCTGCTGATATCTTATCAAATTCTTCTAATTTATCCTGTAGATTAATAGTAGGCACAGGTGTTACATCGACAGATTCCGGCGGCAGGACAGGCTCTGATGTATCTAAATTTAATAATTCTTCTAATCGTTTTGTCATATTTTTACTTATTCCGTTTTCCGGTATTCTGAAAAATATCGCTTTCGTTTACGATTCTAAATTTAATACCTTGTTGTTGGCACCATGCCGCTGCGGCGCCCCACTTAGCCATATTCTTTACGTATTGAGCCTGATTGTAGGCATTTTTTCCAACTTTTTCTTTAAGTGTTTGGTTAGCTGGTTTTATTTCAATAACTTCTACATGCTTTTTCATGTTCTTGTCTACATAAGAAATTAAAAAATCTGGAACATATACAGTATGCTTACCAGTTAGAGGATCTCTGTAAGGAATCTTTATACTTTCGCTAGACCACTGCTGGATACTAGGATTATTATCACAAAAAGCCATAAAAGTAAATTCCCAAGAACTTCTATACCTAGGGATGCCTTGGCCTATATATTTTTCGGGATTTTTTATTTTATAAGCTCCCTGACTAAACTTTAAGCTCATGCAATTATATTTCGTTGAATTTCAGGGTGAGTTCGGAATTTCTCAGAGTACCCTAAACTACTGCTCTTAAATCTGTTATAGTTTAAAATTTCTGCAACAAGTCCAGATAACTGAACACTGTCTAATTCTGCTAGGGTGTCTAGAATCTGCATAGGATTATAACCATCTTGCTTTGCTTGTCTAATAATAGTAACAGCAATAGATTCAGCAGCCACTTCTCCAAAGTTTTGACTAGTAAAGAATCCTTTCATAGCGGCTAGTACTGATGAATTAATTTCAACAGGTGCTGTCATGTAAGAGTCAAACGCCTGCACTGTTTTATTTTGAGATGTGCTGACGGGAATATTAGAATAGTTTTGATTCATAATTATCTTCTAGGAGGGAATATAATTGCTGCTGGATTAGCTCTTATTTTTCCATCAACACTAGTGTTGATTGCTTTAAAAATATTAATGCCCACACCACCAGGTAGATTAAATATTCCAGGTTGATTCTCTGTACTAGGAGGAGTATAATATTTTCCTGGTGCAGTTTTAGTCACTGCGCCAAGGGCACCGCTGGCAATATTATAAGCTGGGGCCTTAGTTCTAACTATACCTTTCGTGTTTACATAATTTTTAGCAAGTATAGCGGCAATATCTAATAGTGGGTTAGGTGATTTATATGTACCACCTACTTTACCAAATACTCTCTGAGCACCAGGTTTATCAAATCCTGTTTCTTGTTTTACATATGTAGGATTATTAATTGGATTTCCTGCAACTTGTAAAGGACTAGGAGTTTTATCATAGTATACAGTAGTAAATCCGGGAGGATCTGTTTCTGCAATTATTTGTCCATAATCATATAATACGTTTTCGTAGGCAACATTCATCTTGTTCTGCATAGTTTTGCTGCCTTCACTTTGATTTAAACTATCATGTGCCCATTCTGTAATTTTAGGATTTATTAAAGTTACCTGCGTAAAGTTTTGTTGATGTAGGCTATAAATTTCTACTGATGTAAGAAACGGAACTTTGGTATTATTATCATAGATACCGTATTGATAATCTGTTCCTCCGTACTTTGTATCTCTAAATGCTACAGGAACATTACCTGAAGTTCCGTAAGTACTGTCTGCAAAATAATGTTTGTAATAGTTAATCCATAATTTATTAATGACATCAATATTGTCATCATGAAATTCAACGCTAACTGGTGTATAGGTTAATTTTGTTTGTACTACAGTTTTTCTGTTGTATTGATTTAATGTTTCATTAACCACTGAAAACTTTGGCAGGTCAATCTTTTTAACTAATAAACCTACATCCATAGCTCCAGTATTTTTCCATTGTTGATCTATAATAGCATCGGGATTAATATTGAACACTACATAATAAAGAAAACCAACTTTAGGAGAATAGGCATAATTATCGTCAACGTACAATCGACTGGCATGTTGATAATCTCTTAAATTAGGATATCCTCTGCCGTATCCAGTTGACGTTAAAAAATTGTTAAAGGCGTTACTCATACAAATATTTAGCCAAATAAAAAGCTCAGGTTTTAAGCTGAGCTTTTTATGTGTTAATTTAACTATTAACCTGTAGCTAATCCTTGTGCCCCTGCTGGACGTACTACACGACCAACATCTAGACCAATACCGCTGGATGCGCCGCCTGGTGCATCTAATTGGATAGCATTATCGTATGTAATAGTTAGTGCAATATCCATTGGGTTAGTTGCATCTGCATAGTCTCCGCCTTGGTAGGTAGCTTGTTTAATAAAGCATCCTAAGAATTCAAAACTTTCTAATGTAACTGGTTCAAATGCACCATTGCCTCCGTCGAGCATTTCAACTCGCATTCTAAACTTGTAGTCAATGCCGCTAGCAGCACCGCTTTGTTCAAAGAAGTCGAATTGTTTTTGCAATTGCTCGCCGACTTTACGACTAACTACTCCACTTGCGTCATCACGGATAGTTAATTTTGCATCTGCAAAATTGTGCTTACCTAATAATTTAACTGTGCTGTTGTAAACTGGCAATTTAATTTCTTCAAATGTAACGTCAGGACGACTTACATTCATTACCTGTTTAGTTAGTTCAGTTGAAGGTGTTCCTGCAACACCAAAACTATCTAATGTAACGCGAAAGCGATACTTTAGCTTTGGCATCAACAGACCTTGAGTAGTTGCCGCCTGGGTCGCACTCAATGGTACTGTGAATCTTGATAAACTTGCGATTGGCATATTATTAATGCTCCTTATTCTTTGTATTTACCTATTATAGTCCGGCTGCAATGTCACCAGTATTTTTCAAACGCAACGGAATATAGATGAATTCGATTGCTTTAACTGGTTCGATAGCAATATCAACATACAGCTCGTTTCTATCAATTCTAGGAGGTGTATTGTTTGTTTCATCACAAACTACAACATAGTCGTATAGAGCTCTCTGACCCACTAGTTCAAGCATTAGGCTTTCAGCTGCTGCTTTAATTTCGCGGCGTGTCTGAGCATCGTTAGGTTCAAACAAGAATGGTCTTGCAAGAACATCTAATTGTTTACGTAAGTAGCAGACTAGACGAGCAACGTTGACTCTGTCCAATGCACTGGCGTTTCTTGCGCGGGTGCGTTGACCATAGGCCAATACGCCCACACCTGTTAATGTAGCAATTGGGTTAATTGCAACTTTTGGATTTTGCAGAACATCACGCAACCCTTGGTGTAGTGCTACTGTCTTAAATTCGCCTTCATTTGTAATATAACCAACTGAAGTTGCATTATCGACACCGCCACGTCGTGTACCTGCTGGAGCAAACCATGGATAGCTCTTTGCATCACTATTAATGATTGTACGCAACATCATATGGCTTGGTGGAACAACAATCCTGTTGCCGGCATTGTCGTTAGTCAAGCCGCTAGGGTAGTACATAGCCATATATTCATCAAAGCTAGTTGCACCTAGATCGCCGTTGTCTAGTGCCTTATTCGTGTTCAATCCCCACTCGTTTAGCTTAGTACCAGTGGGCTCTAAACGGAACGGTGTATCGCCGATTATAAATGCGGTGATACCTCTTGAATTGTTAAGGCCGATCATATTCTGAATTACTTCTGGATAACCAGGAGTAGTTAATAGATTAAATCCTAAAGTATCGGTGTCACGAATAGCTGCATTGGTATCAATTAATGCCTTGAAGGCTTCGACTACCTGTGCTCGTTGACCTAGTCGACCAAACTGCGGTCCACCGTCTTCTGCTACTGCATTTTCTGACACCCAACGATCTGGAGCATAGGATGCCATTGCTGCACCATTTTGTCTAAGATTCGATGCGTTAACATCAATATATCCAGAAACGTATTTCTTAACATTGAATCCGCTACGACGTGTATTCCATAGTCTCATACCACGTGGATATAATGCAGGATCAGGTGTATCTGGATCTACATAGTTACTTGACAATAGGCTTACAATAGGACTTGCATCAGATAAAGTACCAGCTGTTGCCCATCGTGCATCTGCAAATAACCAACCGTCTGGTGTTGATTGATCGGTAACATCTTGTTTTACCCAAGCTGTGCCAGAGTATACATAAATGTTTCTTCCGTATGCATCCATATCACTAGTGTCAACCCAAATGTCGCCAGCTACTAGTGCTGTTCCGTCTGATTGCCCTGTATTTTTATCTGGTTCTGTAGCGCTGACAATTGGACCGTTTGGATCAGAATTAGGGAATGCAGTAGCATCTCTATAGCCTACCCAGTTTGTTCCATTGTGATACATAATATCAACTTGTCTAGAAATGTTGTTGAACCAAATAGTGCCGTCTGCTGGCGCAGTGAATGGGGCAGTTGGCCTTGCTTCGTATACTAGCGGACTCCAGTTAGTAATAATAAAGGTAAATGGTGTAGTACCGGTAGTAAAATCTCCAGCGGGTGCAGTATAGACATTAGTATCTGTTGTTGATAAGAAGTTAAGTAATGGTGTACCTGTACCATCCCATAATTCAATAGCGCCGCCGCCGGAATGTGTTATAGTTAATAAATTGTTGATGCTGTCCCAAGATGCAGTAACATATGTTAGTCCTACTGCGGATATAGCAGCAGGAATTAAAGAACCCAATGTTAAACCAACAGTCGGAGCAGTCACTGTAACAGTTTGTACACTGCCCCATGTACCATTTAGAGTAGTTTCTCTAATAGTAAATGTATAGGTAGTGCTGGTATTTGCAATTATTCCGCTTGGAGTTCCTTCAGCAGACGTTGGTCCAGTTGCTGATTTCCTCCATACTTTAAAAGTAGCCGCATCGCTCGCTAGGTGGTCATAATTAGACTCAACAAACAGTGTACCTACTGCAATGTTTTTGCCGCCGCCGTTAGGATCTAATGCATAATTTGCACTAACAATACTAGGATAGATAGGAGCGCTAACGTTAGTCCAAGATTGTCCTGAACTACTATATAATTTAACTGACCAATTTGCTCCATTTGCAGCAGTTGTAGTAGTTACCCAAACACTGCCTGTTGCAGTACTAGCATTAAATGTAGGGTAAGAATAATGAGGACTGATTGTTACTTGTTTACCTAATTCAAACCCGTCAGTTACTGGTGTCCATGTGTTGTCCGATTTCTTGTAATATAGTTGATTTGTATTATCATTAGTTACAACTATACAATAATTGCCTTGTTGTCCTACAGCATTGCTAGGGTCTGTTCCACTAAAACTTGTTGCAGGAGAAGTATCGTCTAAAACGATAGGAGTTTTTACACTAAATTTTTGTGTACTAGAATTCCATTCTTTAATTCCAAATACAGTAGATGCAGTATCAACCCAATATGTACCTCCTACTGGATCTCCCAATGGTTCAGTACTAGTTGGTGCTAATACTGAAAGATCTACATCTGCACGAACAACGTATGCACGTGAGCTAACACCTAATGCGCTATAAGCTGCTTGCAGTCCGTATTCATTTAACTCATTACCGTGTAATGCATTGCCGCCGTTGTCGGTATAGAACAATGGTGTTCCAAATGTATCTGTTAGATCACGCTGACTTGTGATTAACCATACTTTACCTGCATTAGCTGCGGTCGTTCCCTGCGCGATTGCGCCGCTAGGGTTTGTTTTATCTTCTTTAGTCGCTACAAATATCATCGGCACTGTGCCGGGAGCTGACGGGGTATAAAAACTTTCGTCGATTACGTCTACTTGTACGCCTGGTGAATTCAATGTTGCCATTTCTACTGTCTCCTATATGGATTACTTGAGTTATTTACCAAGATGATGATAAAAAGTCCTGGTTAAATACACAATAAAGGGACGCGAAAAGGGCGGGGGTATGAGAAATTTATGTAAAGTATGTAATCAACGGCCTGTTGCAATCAATTATTACAAAGAAAATAAGGCTTTCTATAGGTCAAAGTGCGACCATTGTGCTAAACAAAGAAAAGAAGGAACACCTCAATGGAAGTTATCGGGGTATAAAAAGAAAAATGTCTGTGACAAGTGCAATTATACTTCTAAATATGAAGATCAATTTAACGTGTTTTACGTTGACGGAAATCCTGCTAATTGCAGATACACTAACTTAAAAACAGTTTGTGCTAACTGCCAGAGGATACTGCACAAACTCAAGCTGCCTTGGCGTCAAGGGGATCTTCGACCAGATTTTTAATCTGTTCAAACAGTGCATCAATAGTAGTATCATTGTAGACTGTGTGGTCGATATCTTTACCGACCCATGCAGTTTCGCTAGCATGAATTTTAAGTTGTGCTAATTTAGCCTTGCTTAGACTCCACGTAGGATTAGCATCTGGGCCAGCATTTGCACTTACCGCAGCATCATACCAATCTGGATCAGCGCCCCGCTTAATACGTACTACAATCCCACCGGCGTTGTGAATAGCTTTGATCTCATTGGGGAAACGTACATCACTAATAACAATATTGTCAGTAGTTTTACGCATTTTGTTTTCTAAGCTAGCAATCCAGATATCGTCGTGGAAGCCAGTTCTGCACACTTCAGTTCCCCACAACTGCAACATTAATCTAGGAGTAAGATTTGGCATGTTTAGGCGTTCGGCCCACCATGCATCTACCTGTTCGCGCCACTCTCGAGCTTCATTTGTTCGGCCTTCTAAGAGTGTTCGGTCCCAACCGAACACACAGGCTACTGCATCTTTAAGAGTGTTTGCAAACGAGTCTCGTCGATAACCGTGAAAATTGACCAAATAATCTGCGGCAGTATCTTTGCCTGAGCCAATAAAACCAACAAATCCAACTATCATAGCATCTCCTGAGATACTATAATTTATAGCATTTAGTTTAGATTGTCAATATTTTTATTAGCCAATTACAAAAGTTAACGGGGTTCCTCCGTCTTTGTAATTTATTAGATCTATATCTAGTGCTTCCATCTCGGCTTTGCCTTCTGCTTTTAAGGCTGTTCCGTTTAGAGCAGTTCCACCTTGCGGACTAGCAATCTGATTAAACTTTTCACGAGCCTCACCTAGCATCATTTTGCAGGTTGCTAGTGAATAATCTCTTAACCATCCTTTTGCAAACGGATCTTGCAGAAGATTGAAATCTGGACGATAGTTGTATAACCATAGCAACACTTCTTCCTCACTTCTAGGACGTTGCATTATGGTCAACTTCTTTGTTGTTTTGTTAAACGTAAAGTTAATATCGCTGCCGAACATTTTGCCAACTTGTTTTTGGTAGCTTGCAAAGGCATAATAAGTGGCTAGGCCACCCATGTTCGTTGAAGTTAATAAGTATGTATTTGAATAAGCAAGGTTAAACGGCTCAAATAATGTACCACCTTGCCCGCCACCTGACCTAGAACCAATACTTCTTCTAAAGATTTGACGCACATTTGTTACTTCTTCAGGCAAAATATAGTCGTTTTTGTCAACTTCTATCATTAAAAAGCCGAAGCTTTCTTCTACTGCATTGCTACTGCGTTGACGAAACTTATTTAAAGCACGGTCAATGGCAGTGTTATAATGGGCAGGATCTAGCTCTACGTCAACCATGCCATCACCTAGCATTAGTTTGCAGTAGTCTATTACTTTTTGGCGTTCGTTTTCGTTCTCAGTCATACTGATATTTAGCCATAAATAGTATACTATGCCAAGACTATCTCTTTACAAGCCCGAAAAAGGCAATGATTTTAAATTTTTAGATCGCACAATCTATGAGCAGTTTCAGGTTGGCGGAACCGATGTATACCTGCACAAATACCTAGGTGCCGTTAATCCTGCAGAGGGAGAAAGTAGTCCAACTAAACCTGCTAATGTTGCTGAAGCAGGAGAATTGGGCATTCAAGATGTCTTGTTTATGGAAAACAGAGATCGCCACTATGATCCCGATGTTTATGTTATCCGTGGAATTTATACTTTACAGGATGTTGACTTCAACCTAAGTCAATTTGGATTATTCTTACAAAATGATAATATCATGGTTACGTTTCATCTGCGCGGAACTTATGATTCTATAGGTAGAAAAATTATGGCAGGAGATGTTATCGAATTGCCGCACCAGAAAGACGAATTTGCATTAGATGATAGATTAGTGGCCTTAAAAAGATTTTATGTGATTAGCGAAGTTACTCGGCCAGCAAGCGGATACAGCCAGACTTGGTATCCCCATTTACTTCGTGCTAAATGTGCTCCACTAGTTGATACACAAGAATTTAAAGAAATATTAGATCGAGATAGCGGTGCAGAAGATGGAAGCACACTACGTGACTTATTGTCTACTTACCAAAAGAATTTAGATGTCAACGATCAGATCATTGCACAGGCCCAAGAAGATGTGGGTAAGAGCGGATATGCAACAAATCAATTCTTTGTAATTCCTAAAGATGAAAAAGGGTTAGTCGATGTCGAAGATGTTGCTAATGGACTAGTTGATGTAAGTTCGACTGCATTAGATGCAAGTGCTGTTCTTGCAACACCTGATAAAAACTATTATGTAGGTTACTTAACAGGAGACGGTGTTCCTCCTAACGGTGCTCCGTATGGGTTTGGTATCGCATTTCCTGGAAATGCGATACCTGGACAGTTCTATCTAAGAACTGATTATTTGCCCAATAGGTTGTTTAGATATGACGGTAAAAACTGGATTAAATTTGAAGATAACGTTAGAATGACTGTGAGCATGACTGGTGAAACACAGACTAGTAACTCTGCTTTGGTAAGAAAAACTCAGAAGTCTAGTTTTGTTAATAATACAAATACATCAACTATTGGCGGAACAGTTATTCAAGAAAGACAGGCGCTAAGTAAGGCACTGAAGGCAAAGGCAGATAATTAATGGACTATTTTTATGACGGACAAGTACGCAGATACTTGACACAATTTATTCAGATTATGAGCAACTTTGCTTATAAGGACGCTAAGGGACAATTAGTTCGAGTGCCTGTCCGCTACGGTGATATGAGTAGACAAGTTGCTCAAATTCTTAAGAAGAACAGTGAGAACACAATTCCTAGTGCTCCATTCATTGCCTGCTACATTAAAGACATGCAATATGATCTAACACGACTACAAGATCCTACATTTATTAGTAAAGTCCGTATTCGAGAACGAGCATTTGATGAAGAAAATAACGAATATTTAAACATGCAGGGTAACAATTATACTATTGAGCGTATAATGCCTAGCCCTTACAAAATAACATTCTCTGCAGATATATGGTCAACAAATACTGAGCAGAAATTACAAATATGGGAACAACTAGTAGTATTTTTTAACCCTAGTTTTGAAATACAGACTACTGACAACTACATCGACTGGACTAGTTTGTCAACTATAACTTTAGAAAATCAGATATGGAGTAGTAGGACAGTTCCACAAGGCGTTAATGAAGACATTGACATTATGACTATGAGTTTTAGTGCGCCTATTTGGATTACACCGCCTGCCAAAGTTAAAAAGTTAGGAATTATCACAAAGATTATTTCTAATATATTTGCCGAAACAGTACAGGGAACGATCAACACCGAGTATAACACTGTTGGTGCTGCTGAAATGTTTGAAACTACAAGTCCTGACACTACTGTAGTAGTAACGCCTGGTAATTATGATTTATTGGTACTGAATAACACTGCTAGATTGATACGCACTAACGGCCAAGGTGACAGTATAGACGTTGCAAATCCAAACAACACTTCTGCATGGACTAGGTTATTAGATCTGCATCCGGGTAAGTTTAGAGCTGGACTAAGTCAGCTGAGATTCACGCAACCTGCCGGTAACGATATAATTGCTTACATTAGTCTAGATCCTAGTGATGAATTTTCTATGGTGTTAAACATTGATGCAGATACTATACCCGGTAATACAATTATTCTAGGTAGAGGTACAGTTGATGCTGTAATAAATCCTGAAAAATTTAATCCTACCGGTGTTGTATCTGGCACACGCTATCTAATATTAGAAGATATTAATCCTAGCAGTGAGTTTGGTCAACCTGGATATGATGGTCCGGACGCTTGGAAGAATGCCGACCTTAGTGATTTTCAAGCTCACGCAAACGACATTATAGAATGGAATGGTTCTTTATGGAGCATTGTATTCGATTCTGTTGCCTCTACAACGGTAACTTACATAACTAACTCATATACAGGAACACAGTACAAATGGGACGAAGGTTCCTGGAGCAAGAGTTATGAAGGTATCTACGAAGCAAAATTATGGCGTCTAATCCTCTAAATCAAATTATATGCAGTGGTGGGATGTTTCTTGCCAAAGACACCCGAAGATTTTTATTTTTATTACGTACTCAGGGAAAGACTGCGGGTACCTGGGGACTAGTCGGCGGCAAAAAAGAACCCGATGACAATACTGCTTATGATGCACTAACTAGAGAAATTGAAGAAGAAGTAGGCAAAACACCAACTATTAAAAAAATTATACCACTAGAGTTGTTTGTTAGCA